CACCCGTGTGGGTGAGGATATTAACCATGCACTAAGAGGTATCTGCTATGCCTAGTAAACATTATATCTTTAATAAAGATATGAGTGTCTCGAAGGTTGCTACGGATCAGTCTTTCGACTGCCTCCCGACGCTTCCTTCTGACTATACTTTCGCACTTCCTGCTTACCTGTGTTTAAACGCATTTAAGCAGTCTAGTACGATCAGGGGGCTATGTGCCTCCTGGTACTGCGGTGATGTTTCTGACCTTCTAAAGAGGGCCAATAAACGTCAGTTGCAGAAGTATGTAAACCGGGCATTGGCAGAGATCGCTTTCACGGACGGGCATCACATTGTGATTCTTGTACGTGATCGCGTTTCCTCTTTCAGTGTTTAGGTTTGCTTCTCTTTAGGTCGGTGCACCCGGATGGGTGATACCCATTCGTTCTACATCAACTAACTTGGAGATCTATATGGGAGAAACGTATTCAAAGTCTAAGCAAGTCGCGTTCATGGCTGATGGTAAATCCACTTTCGACGATGTCGGAACTGGATCCCAATTCGCCAATACGCATTCGCAACAGACCGATACGTCTACCTTCTATAAGGGTACCGTTGGCATGACTGGTGAGCGAAACCCGTTCTGGAAAGATCAGATCCGGCATGAACAGGATGCTACTACCGCATTTAGCGGTACTATGCTTTCTGGTCATTCTGGTCTCTGTTTTGCCAGCGCGAAGCTCGCTTATCATGACATTGCTGTCGGCATAAACACTCGTGAGAGTAAGTGGAAATATAGGGGCTTTTTAAGTTACCCTATAGTGCCATCGACCTTTACGAGTTTACCCGGTGATATCCAAGCCAGAGTGCTTAACCGCTGTATCGCACGCTTCCTAGAAAACTGTACTTCTGTTCGTTCCTCAATAGAGGGCGGGCAGGATTTCGGTGAGTATAAGGAGACTTTGCGAACGATCCTTAACCCCCTAGGTTCCCTCAGAAACAAGATTGGGTCCTATTTCTCTTCGCTTAGGAAAGCGAAGAAAAGGTATCGCAATCCAGAAACGTTGAGAAAAGTCCTAGGTGATACGTACCTTGAATTTAGGTTTGGTATCAATCCTCTTGTGAGCGATGTCGCTTCCTTGATAGCGGATGCCGGTCGTTTCCGGTTTCCGACTTATCCTGTAAGCGGCAAAGCCCATGAGAGGTATGATGCCACTGCAAGTACTCAGGGAATGAGTCTCTTGCAGTTCCCAAATGGGTGCACTATGCAACTCAATAAGCATACTGAGTACAGAGTGCGCTATAAAGGTGCTATCAGATCAGGTGCACAGGCTTCAGGCCAATTGTCGTGGGCTCAGTCTCTCCGGCTCTTGCCGGAGGATTGGCTTCCGACCGCTTGGGACCTTTTGCCCTTTTCGTGGGTCGCTGACTATTTCACCAATATTGGTGAGATATTCAATGCGCTTAGTTTCGTGGAGGGTAACATCGTTTGGGGCTGTCGTACTGACCGTATTATTAATACTGTCAAATACGAGGGCCTTACCGCTGCTACCCTTTCGCCGCCTAACCCAGCAATCTGGGCCACAACGGCTAACGAATCTTTCGCGCATGGCGGTGAATCCGAGTTTAGGTATACCTCTGTTCAACGCTCCAAGTTGTCGCACGGGGATTTTCTTCCCGCCTTCGTATTTAGAATACCAGGCGGTAAGTACCCGTACTTCAACATGACAGCGGTGCTCAGTGGGTATGTCCGTAATCTCGTTCCTTTCCATCATTAACTTACGAGGATTTATGTCCTTAACAATTACCTCACCCGTTACAGGGGGAGCCCAGACTGGTCTTACGACCCCGACTTATACCATTGTGACTGATACTGCGCCTACCAATACTGGTAAGCAGTATGCCGTGTCAGCTCTTGGTGGGACTCAGGCTGGCGTTGACACTTCGTCTTCGCCTTCCCGACCCTTCACCATCACTGGCTCGCGCCCCGCAGTTCTGCGGCAGGCACCCGCTGTCAACCAGGTAACTGGTCTTATCAGCGGTTCGGTACCCAACAACGTATATACGGTGCAGGTCCGTAAAGGCGTTACGGTAGTGAGCGGTCAAACACCTCGACTTATGTCGATTAAGTGTGAGATCGCCATTCCCGCCGGCGCCGATACGGCCGATGCAGCGAATGTACGAGCCGCCTTATCACTCTTCATCGGAAGTCTTAACCAGATTTCCGCATCGTTGGGTGATACTTGTGTGACGGGAGTTATCTAGCGTGGCTAGTAACCCTCGTCCACCCAAGTGGGTGGCTATTCTTGTTGCTGCCCTCTCAGGCATCGCTGGTGGCTTCGCAGCCTTCCAGCAATCTGAGAGTCCTCAGCAACAGGTAACCGCTTCTCCCAAGTAGTAATACTTGGTGTAGCGGTCAACTTGTTGGTCTCGGTTCTCGGAGGACTTTATGGGTATTAACCCTGATGCTCTTTACGAGGCCGTTTACCGCGACGTCCAGGCAATCGTTCCTTCATCGGATCGACCAACTGGGAGTTCTGTCAAGGGGTATGCAGCTGAATACTTGTTGAAGTCAGTTATCCGTAAATGGATACCTAGCGACACCAAGGATGCTGATGCAGCCTCTAAACAGACCTTTATATCGGCTAATAACCGGTGTAAAGATTGGAAGTTTAGCCCTGCGGATGATTGGGATCGCGAGCTCGTTGGCGAAATCCAACGAGTTCTCAACGATTTCTTTCACCCGTATGCTGGGCGACAACTTCTAGTTCAGTCCTTCTACGACATCCTTGCCGTGGGAAGGCCTGGGCCGGGTGTTAACGTTGGATCACTTGGTACTAGTTATTACACTAAGTATCAAGCTTCACCGTTGACAACCACGTCGTTGTATCTGTACGAGATGTACAGAGACTACTGTGCATGGCTCCCTACTTTCTCCGAAGCGGAATCCATCCGTTACGAGAAGTTCGGTTGTCCATCCGTGGTCAGCGGCAGTCGCTGCAGCTTCGTACCAAAAACGAATAAGGCAAGCAGAATGATATGTATAGAGCCTTCGCTCAATATGTATTATCAGCTTGGACTCGCAACTATCCTTCAAGCTCGTCTGAGGTCCTATTTTGGAATAGACCTGCAGATACAGCCAAAGGTGAACAGCGAGCTCGCACGTTTAGGCTCAATAGATGGTCGCTATGCGACTATCGATTTGAGCTCTGCTTCAGACTCCATTTCTCTTCGTTTGTGTGAGATGCTTCTGCCTAAGTGGTTTTTCGAACTACTTCTGCAGTTACGCTCTCGTACTACGGAGATTGATGGTAAACGTGTCCCACTATTTATGATATCTACAATGGGAAATGGTTTTACATTTCCCTTGCAGACGATCATTTTTAGTGCAATTTTATCAGCGTGTGAACGCCTTTTTCTGAAGAAAGGCGCTACTGAGACTGGAACTTGGTCTTGTTTTGGCGATGATCTCATCTGTCGTAGAGAAATCTACCCAGATGTTATCAGAGCCTTAACATTACTCGGTTTTAGTCCCAACCCTGATAAGACCTTCTCTGAAGGTCCGTTCCGTGAGTCTTGTGGATCTGATTGGTTTTGTGGCCAACCAGTACGACCGGTTTTCATTAGAAAACTGGCCTCACCATTCGACATCATGGTCGCCATTAACCAATTTAACGAGTGGTCTGCTTATACCGGTATCCCTTTGCGGGAGACCGTGCATTTTCTCTATAGTCACTTGGGCGCAAAGTTTATAAACTTTGTTCCCTTTGATTCTAGTTACGATGCAGGTATTCGCGTTCCACTCGCTTACTTCACTCCTCGGCGTAATCGGAATTTATCCTTTGTCTTCAAGACTTGGGAGAAAAGACCTTATATGCTTCGGATTGGAGAAGGGAAAATCCGTTTTCCCGGAAAGGTTAAGGAATGCTACTATAACCCAGCAGGGTTATACGCTTCATTCCTCTTTGGCGAGTTGGTAGGTTTCTCGATTTCTGTCAGGCATGACAGGAGTTTGAGAAACCGGAGGCTGCGATGTAGTCCTTATTGGGATTACATACCGACCTCGAGCCTTACTAACGGAGTAAGACTCGAATGGAG